GCTCTGCTTTGTGCTTTCCCGTTCAGTGTGTAACCTTCACGGCTATCACGCTGCTCGGTTATCTGATGTACTACTATAGATGCGATACTTGGGAAGGCGTTCGCGAGGACGCATATGAGCTCACACATCTGGAGGAATTTTGCTCCAAGTTCGAGACTCATTCTGATAGTTACACACGTAATCTACAGTCCCCAAGTATCTACGGCGACGACATTATCTGTGATCCTCGGGTTACGGATCGTGTCGTTCTCCTCCTTCAGACGTGTGGTCTTGAGGTGAATCTCGACAAGAGCTTTACCGGCGGACAACTCGTTCGAGAGTCTTGCGGCATTTACGCCTTCAATGGCGTTGACGTAACTCCCGTTATCTTCCGCATCCGTGCCTTTCGAAAGGCCTTGGATGCTTCCAGTTTTGCCTCTTTTATAGAGCAGATTAATCGATTTGGTGATCATCGGTGGTTACACCTCCGATCTTTCCTCATCAACACTCTGCGTCGCGAGATGTGCGTAGGTGGACTTCCTCAGTCCCTTATGCGGTACCTGCCTTTCACGAATAATCGTGAGGAGTTTGGTATTTACTCTATAAACCTACTTAAACCCAAAACAACTAGGGTGAGAGAGGATTGGCAAATCGAGGAGAAGAAGGTTCTGAAGCTCAAGAATGTCCGTGGTAGGGACCCTGCTGAGGGTGCCGACGCGTACGCATTCTTGAGAGATCGTGAGAGGGAGAAAGCTCGCACTGGCGGGAATCAAGATGACCTTAACTGGTCATCCCCGAGGGTGCGCCCTTCTATTACGAGGGTCCGATTGGGATGGACTCCAATTCGGACGTAATATAGTTGTGTGTGGGGCAAGGCTAGGAGACCATTTCTGGGCTCTTTACTTGAGGTGATAAGAGTACATTCCTACGGGACATGGCTCAAGTCGCTGATCGAGTGATCTGCCTGGTGGCCGCATAGGTCACCAATCTCCTGAGGCATTTAGTAACGCTGGAGCGAGGTAATACCTCGCCCC